CCTGGTACTTTAAAGTCTCTGAAGGCATCCTTATCAAAATCTACAATAGTGTGACCCTCATATTTGAACGGTTCTTTACCAATATCAGTTCTATACTCCGCAAAATCTTCCGTAGACATACCAACAGTTTTTCCTTTATCATCTACAAGATAAATTTTTGTTGGCATATACATAAGGTTATCATCCCAGTCAAAAGCATAATACTTCATTGTGGGTTTCATCTGATCGTGAATGATCTCAGATAAAATTTCTTTAACAATTTTTTTGTAATTCATATTAATAAATATCTCCTAAATAAAAAAGGGGAACTTTCGTCCCCCTTCGTATGAATAATAAACCAACTTATATATTCTCAAACGATGCTCCTGTTGGAGTGATGTAGAATGTAATGTCGATAAATTCAAGTGATCTTGTTGGTTTGATATAAATCTTACCTGTCATTTGGTTTCTATCTAAATCCTCAGGATCTGAAGAAACTGTAACTCGGAAGTCATATAAACCACGATCTCTTCTGATTGCATCTAAGATTGGGTTAACAGCATTTAAGAAGTCTTGTCTTACTTGTGAGTCGTTTTGTTCAAACAATAGTCTTACAGAAACTGCTGAAATCAATTTACGAGCTTGTAACAACAATCTTCTAACGTTGATTCTGTCAAGAGCCGATTCTCTTACTTGTAGAGTTTTGTTACCCCAAATTACGGTACCGACATCAGAGAAGGTTGCGATTGGGTTAAGTCTACCTACGTAAAGGATGTCTCTATCTTCTTGAGTTAACTTCTTACGAGCTTTAATACAGTTAACAATACCACGAGTGTAACCCGCTGCTGCGAACCAAGGGAACGCGATGTTATCTGTCAAGGCTAAATTTCTTGTTACCTCAGCTGTTGGTGGGATATAGATTTGAGTGTTATTTACACTATCTCTTGTCAATACCCATGGATAGTAAGTAGCCGTGTAGTTAGAGTCAATTCCTGTATTCTCTAAGTTGTCAACTGCTTCAGTTGGGTAGATGAATACATCAATCCCTGTTGTTGTTGCAACATACATATCAACGTCAGGAGTTGTACAAATGTATAATGAGTCCGCTCTGTTGAATTCAATCATATTAACTGCATCTTCAACAAGGTTACTGTTATTTACATAATCAATACCCGGTGTTACAAACACGTTAATGTTAACCGCTTCAGGGTTTGCAAATGTTTGTTGACCTAACAAGTATGCGTAGTAGTCGGTATTTGCCCAATTCTGAGTTCCGTCACCTAAAGAAATTTCTTTAAACGCCCCCCAACCTGTTGCTTGTGGGTATCTTGTAGATGGACAAGCTCCGAATAGGAATCCTGATCTACCAATTTGGAATCTATCTTCATTAGTTCTCCATTCTCTATAGATATCCCATCCGTCAAATCCACCTTGTACTAAGAATGTGAATTTACGTGCGAATAATCTGTAGTATGCGTTTGTTGGAAGTTCAGGTTCAGTGATGAATGGTGAGTTACCACAGATAAATCTTGGATCACCACTTGTTGAGAACTCAGGTCCGATTGTCAAACCACTTGCATTTACGTCCATGTGGAAACCTGCAGATCTGTAGTTGAATGGTAAACCATCAATATCACAAGTATTATTAGGATTTCTTTTACCAACGTATTCAAAGTAAGCGGCATCCCATCCTAAACTGTTAGATATACCTAAGTATGTTCTTCTAACATTATCTCCCGGACTTACCAACGCATCATCATTACCTGAAGACAAACCAAATGGTGGGTTATAAATTACTTCGCCAGGGAAATCATATTTACCTTTAATAATTGGGAATGGTGATTGAGCTCCTGCATAATTTCTGAAGTTGAATCCGTTGAATCCACAAGGAAGTGCGTCAATTGGGGCATCCTCGTTCATTTCAACCATTACGTATTTAGAATTCAGTGCGTATTCTCCATCCAATGTACCAATTTTATTTGCAATAAAGTTGTTTTGTCCTGGATCCATTGTACAGTTTGTAAATTTCTCAAGAACTACAGGGTTTGCATCAGTATCAAAATAGTCACGAATCAATACATCAAACGTTAAGTTGTTATAAGTTTGATTGATAAGTGAAACTTTAATTAACGTGTTAGCGGCATCACCATCAGAAATTGTGTAGAACCTGAATAGGTCATAAACTTTATTACCTCTTAATTCTGATACAACCCAAGGAGAATTAGGCGTTTGATATCTGTCCAAATACCATCCAATTGAGTTAGGGTCACCACTTTGAGCAGAGTCTAATTCAATAAAGTTTGGATTTAAACCTCTAACGTATCCTTTTTTCCAAGAGTAGTTTAACCAAGATTGGAATACTTCCTCATTAAATAATGGAACTTCTATTCTTGGTTTTTGGAAGTTTGCAATCCCAAACACTTTACTAATATACTCAGGATCATTTTGAGTTAAAGAAGTTTCGAACGTAAAGTTTTGACCAAATTTATCAGTACAATTAACCGCAAATGTCAAGTATGGGTTTTTAAGAACTCCCGCATATTTTCCTGTCATATCTAAACTAGCATCTGTTGTTGCCGTTACTGAGTATGCTGGGTTAGTAGAGTTTGTATAAGTTGCAATACCTCTTGATCTTAAAGTTGCAACAACTACATTATCGTAATCAACATATGATGTCCCTGTGTAGTAATAAATTTTACCAACAATAGTTCCTGAATAACAATCAATATTAACAGGTGTAGGAGTAGGTGTAGGTGACACAAAAGGTGACGGTGTAATACAAGGATTAGCTGCCGATGGTGTAGGTGTTGGTGATGATGATGCTTGTGGTGTAGGAGTTGGGTTTGGATAATAAGCCGTTAAACCTGACACCAAAGTAGAGAATGAATATCCTGAGTAATTTGTATTACCTGTATTTGTAAATAACGCATAGTACCAAGAATCATTCAAAGGAGAAGTTAAATCAGTTGCATCAAACGATACAGATGGAACATTAAATACATTAGTTCCCGCTGTCCAACCAGCACCATTTAATGTGTTATAGTCGTCAGTAGCAATAGAACCAAAGTAAGCAATTTGTTCATCTTCCGCAAGATAAGGATTGTTACTTGTGATAACATCAAAAATTAAATTATTAATTTGAGTTTCTAATGTAGAAGTATCTCCGTTAAACTCTTCATATTGTTCTGTAATTATGTCTTGAATAATTGAAGGGAAGCTTCCTTGGAAACCTATTGTTGTTGTTGAATTAGTACAAGCAGTAAACGGAACTGTAAATGTGAGTTCTTTTGGAACTACACATGTTGTAACACAAGTTGCTGAATTAGTTACTGAACTTAGACACCAAACACCAATTGTTGATGGATCTACGTTAGCAACCGTAGTTATTGACCAAGATGGTCCTGCATCGTAACCTGATAATCCTAAGATTCTTGTTACGAATAATTGATTGGATTGTTGTAGATATGCTTTTGCAATGTAAGCCGCTTCATACTTTGGAATTTGGGTATTAACAAATTTTTCTGGTGAAGTACCTCCAAATACTGTTTGGAATTCATCAAAATTTGTAATAAAAATCGGTTCAAAAGCTGGACCTATCAAAGTTTCACCTACGATACCTAATGTTGTTACCCCGACGCTTTGAGCAACAAAGCTCAAATCTACTTCAGAAGTATAAACACCAGGTGAAACGAAAACTTTACTGTTTGTTGCCATGTTTAAAATGTCTTTACTTATTTATTTTACCTATAAATATTCGAGTTTTTAGTAAAAACTTTACATTGTGCAAACTATTTATATTTTGGTAAGATTTTATTCTGCCTTTTTTCTACCTACCGTTATGAAAGAACCTAAGAAGATAAAAAACTTAAAAATTGATGTTGAAGTACACGATGTCCTGAAAAAATATTGCGATAAGAGAGGTATTAAAATGTATAAATTTTTAGAAAACCTTATAGTTGAAAAATGTAAGGAAAAGAAAGATATATACGGGGAAAGTTAAACTAAGAATTGTGTGAACGCTAATGAAGATTCGGCGGAACTTACTTGTTTGACAACATCAATTCTTAATGTGTCGTTAGTATTGATTTGAATTCTATCAACATTATCACCATAATATTGGTCATTTATGTATACTGAGTAACTTTCTAAATTATCTGAGATATCAAAATTCAAATCACACGTGTATTCAAAAAAGTATTCTTGAGACAAATTATCTACAGGATATATCAAACGTATTGTTTCTGGTTGTACTGGTGTTTGTTTTTTCTGATGTCTCTTAACAGGTCTTTGATCAACCTCATACATTTGAAATGTTCTTGATAACGCAGGAAAAACTTCAAATTCATCCTCATCAATTAAGAACCCCATCATTGTAAATTCGTATTTTTGAATGTAGTATTTTCTTTTTTCTAAATCTAAAACTGATTCATCGGTCATACTATCATTTATAATTGGAATGTAATGTCCTTTAATAATTTGATATGCTTGTCTTGATGCGAAAGTTTCTAAAACTTTTTTATTAAATGAGTTTAATTCTCTCATTCTATTACACACAATCGCTACTGTATATTTAAAATCTGCAGGTACAGGTTGTGGTATTTTATAAATGTCAGCACCAACTCTATTTCCATCCCAAGTAGGAACTTCCATATAATAATACATTCTCCTGTTTGGTATATTGTACATTACCGCAGGATTATTTCCGTATTTTACTTCAGGATTTCTAATTACCGTAATGAATGGAGGTTCAATGTTCTTATCAATATTTTGAAAGTCCCATGTTTCAACAAACTGTGACCAGTTTTGTGTTGTTATTAGAATATCGGCAACAGGAACTGTTTTTCCTTCTGATGAAATTTTTAAAGTATTTTTAACAAATTCTAAAAAACCACCATCTAAATCGGCATGTAATAATGACTTAGGAAGGTATGTACCATCCTTAGTGATCATATCTTTTATCTCTTCTCTTCTTGGTAAAAGAGTTTTAGGATACGTTAAAGGTATTGCCGGTTTTATTGGGTGTTTTTTTGGTAAAGCCATTATAATCCTCTGAATTCATTTGGTCCAACAGGAGCCGCAATTATTGTTCTATAAAAGGGCTTGAACCCCTTATAGGTATGTTTTATATCTGAAGTCACACGACCATCGTTAACAACAGTATAGTATCTTACAAAATTTTCACTATCGTAGTATCCCACATAATCACCAAAATCTATTTCAATATCTAAATCTTCAAGAGTTTTCATGTAAACGGACATTGTTATATTACCTGGTTCAAATTGATCCATACGAGTAGAACCGATCATTTTGTTTTCAGGGGCTGCAATACCAACATAAGCATTAAACTCCACAGGTGGTAAAAATTTAATTCCGTCAGTTACCGCTTCACCATATACGTCATCAGTTTTTATTTTGTTTTTGTCTACTCTATATAGTACACAAGTGAAGTTCATGTCACCAATTAACCATTCTTGACCCATACCAATTTCTAATTCGAAATCACGATCTCCAAAGAATTTACCGAATCTTGTAATAGGAACATTACTTCTCATAATACGATTTTATTGATAAATATCTTTTTTATTAGTATTTTTTTAAAAAAGATTAATTGGAAACAAAAACACTGATAGAACATAAAGCATTAGAGTTGCTCGAAAGTTATAGTGGTGCGAATAATTATATACTTTATCTAAAACATAAAAAAGAAGTTTCTAGTAAATTTTATCCCACTAGAAGTCAATCCGAATATATTACAACATATTACGACTCAACGCCTAAGATTGCTCGTAAATGGGTCGAGTTAGACAACTACTTCGCCAAAAAGTTTGCTGAAGAAAAATATCTTATTGAGGTACCAAAGGAAATTTTTATTGAAAAGCTTTTGGTTGAGAAGGAAAAGTCTTATCACGTTTGGGGTAAGTTTTTTGAAAAGGATAAACTATCCGAATTTTGGATTCCAAAATCGGCTTTAATTAAAACACATAATGTACAGTCTGTTAATATTGATTATTCGAAATATTCCCATCGTCCTCCGCTTGATCATCAAAAAATTGCAATCGAAAAATTAGCAGGATCAAAAAGATTTATTCTTGCTGATGATATGGGTCTTGGTAAAACAACCTCAACTATTATTGCAGCATTAGAGACAGGTGCAAAAAAAATATTAATTGTTTGTCCCGCATCTTTAAAAATAAATTGGCAAAGAGAAATTGCAAATTATTCAGATAGACCTGTTTTTATTGCGGAAGGTAAAAAATTTTCAACTGAAGATGATTTTGTCATTGTTAATTATGACATTCTTAAAAATTTTCACGACTCAGATCCGAAAAAAAAGGATGAGTCTCTATTATTAAAAAGTGGATTTGATTTGGTAATCTTAGATGAAGCTCACATGATATCAAATGTTCAGGCACAAAGAACAAAGATTATTAATAGTTTTGCAAAAAAAATAGATAGAGTTTGGTTGTTAACAGGAACACCAATGACTTCTCGACCAATGAATTATTATAATTTGTTAAATCTAATTGAAAGTCCTGTTGCTCAGAATTGGAAGGCTTATGCGATTAGGTATTGTCAAGGGTTTCAATTTACAGCAGGTAAAAGAAAAGTGTGGAATGTTTCAGGTGCGTCTAATCTTGAAGAATTAAGAGATAGGACATCAAAACAAATTCTTCGTAGATTAAAAGAAGATGTTTTAGATTTACCAGATAAAATTATCACTCCTGTTTACCTAAGATTAAAATCAAAAGAGTATGAGGATTTAATGGGTGAATATTTTGATTGGTATGATAAAAACCCCGATGAGTCTTCATCTTTAACGGTTCAGTTTTCTAAACTAATGAAAGTTAGAAAAGTAATTGCGAA